GCTGGGATCACCTTTGAGGGTTCAAGTGCTGATGATCACGAAACACTCTTAACTGCTGCTAACCCGACAGCAGATAGGACTTTGACGCTGCCTAATGAAACAGGCACGATTCTATCTACAGCCTCATCTATCGCCAACAGCAATTTGGCGAATAGCTCTATCACTTTCGGTTCAACCTCCATCGCGTTGGGTGCCACAGAAGCCACGTTTGCTGGTGTAACAAGTCTTACTGCGCAGTCACTTGTAGGAACAGACACCATTCGTCTAGGTGCAGCCGATGCTGCCAATGGCATACTTCTAAACTCTTCAGGGATCATTTTCGAAGGTTCAACTAATAATGTTCATGAGACAACAGTTTCAGTTACTGATCCAACAGCTGATAGAACCATTACATTCCCAGACGCGGGCGGCACCGTCGTTCTTTTGGGATCATTAAGTGTAGCTTCTGGATCCGGACTGTCTTACAACAGTGGAACGGGTGAGTTCGACACAAGCGCCATTCCAAACGGCCAGCTTGCGAACAGTTCAGTAACGGTCGGTTCAACAGCTATTGCTTTGGGCGGTTCTGCAACGACAATCGCAGGACTTGCTTCGGTCACAACTACTGCTCTCATCGTAAATGATCAAACAGGTGGCTTGGCCATTCGTGATGCAGACGACAACACCAAGATTGCTCGATTCGACAGCGGAACCATTAGTGGCAGTACTACTCGTACGTTTACTTTCCCGGATGAAAACGGGACCCTTCTTACATCAGCATCAACCATTCCCGGCGGCGGATTTTTAGATAATACTTTTAGAATTAGTGACAACAGTGACAACAACAAAAAATTAGCATTTGAGTGCTCAGGTATCACGTCTGGTCAAACCAGAACAATGACGGTTCCTGACTCGAGTGGAACAATTTCCACAGAGAGTTTTGCTACCGCAATTGCAGTTGCATTAGGATAGAGCTATGGCAACCCAAGTACAATTTCGTAGAGGTACAACCTCACAGACATCAGCTTTTACAGGAGCGTCAGGTGAAGTAACGGTCAACACCGATCTGAATACAACCGTAGTTCACGATGGGTCCACTGCTGGAGGGTTTCCTCTACTAAGGGCTGATGGCACCAACACGCAATTATCCGCTGGATCGTTAACAAGTTGTGCTTTAAAATTTGCTACTGATCCAAACACCGGTATTATTAGCGGTGGGCCTGATCAAATCAGCCTTGTGACTGGTGGAGTTGCTAGACTTACAATAGACTCATCAGGCTCAATTGCTATCCCAGGAAACGTAACGGTTTCGGGTGATCTTACTGTCACCGGGGTTATCAATTCAACAGAAAACCTTGCATTAATCGTGGCTTTAGGCTGATATGGCAAACACTTTTAAAATCGAAACTAAGGCAGATCTTGTTACCACAGCCATTTCCAACACTTCCACGAATGTGCTGACTGCAGGAGGATCTGCTACACATGTGTTATTAAGCATTCTTGTTTCGAACAAGACCGGTATCTCTACAGATGTTGATATTTATCTAGTCACTAACACAGGTGATGATGTTTATTTAATTAGAAACGCACCGGTTCCCGGAGGCGGCTCCTTAGAAATTATCTCAGGCTCAAAGATTATCATGGAGTCAAGCGATGTTCTGAGGGCACGCGCTGACACTGCATCTTCGTTAGATATTTCCATCAGCTACCTCGAGCAAACCTAAGGAGGTAATTAATAATGGCATTAACTGATATCGACGCCCAGCGACTCGGTGATAGTGTTGCAGACAAACTTGGTGTTCGCAACCTGATCATCAATGGTGCAATGAACGTAGCGCAGCGTGGCACGAGCAGCACTACAAATGGCTATGGAAGTGTTGATAGATTCTTTGTTCAGTGGGATGGTGGCACTACAACTCATACGCAAACAGCGATTACATCAGGGTCTCCTTATGACGAAGGTTTTAGAAATGTATTAAGACTGACTAACACAGCAACGGCTACCGGTGCAGGTAATTACAGAAACCCTTTCCAATACATTGAGGCACAAAATATTGCACAAAGTGGCTGGGATTACACAAGTTCTTCGAGTTATGTAACTCTTTCTTTTTGGGTTCGTTCCAGTGTTGCTCAAGAGTTTTATGGTTACCTACGAACGTTTGACGGTACAGGGCAGCATTACAGTTTTTCCCTTGGTTCTTTATCTGCTAACACTTGGACTAAGGTAACCAAGGTAATTCCCGGTAACAGTAATATTACTGTTAATAACGATAGTGGTGCTGGGCTCCAGGTAAACATTTCTCCTTTTTGGGGTACAGACTTTACAGACTCAGGGCACACCACTGGGGCTTGGGCTGCTTTTAATAGTGGCAGTAGGGCTCCTGATTACACGAATACTTGGGCTAACACAACTAACGCCACCTTCGATATTACAGGCGTCCAGCTAGAAGTTGGCAACACCGCAACACCGTTTGAGCACAGAAGCTTTGCAGATGAGCTTGCAAGGTGTCAGCGGTATTACTACGAGGTCACCTCGTCAACTGCTAACAAAAACATGAATCAACAAGGTGTGCTGCTGGCAGCGTCAGCTACCGCGTACGAATATCTGCCGATTCCTCCAGTACCCATGCGAGCCGCTCCAAGTTGCACTTTGACCGATGACGTTGCTTCTATGCGTCTTGATGGCGGGTCAAGTGTTATAGATGTGAATTTGAATGGAACTGATTTACTGGCTCTGCCAAATGGCAACGGATTTAGCGGTCATATTTTTGGCAGCAGAAAAAGCGGTACTGGATTCACTATTGGGAATACTGGCCGTTTGTGTACTGGAAGCACTGCGGGTAAACTTGCATTCAGCGCAGAACTTTGATCATGAGTTACCAGATTGTTAATCGACCTGACACCAACGAGACTTGCTGCATTAAATACATTGAAGGCAGTAATCCGCCTGTGTTTATCCCTATAGATACGAACAACCTGGATTATCAGGCGTACCTTGAGTGGGTCGCTGAAGGCAACACGCCACAACCTGCGGATCAACCGGACGCTTGGCAAGCGATTCGACAAAAACGTGATGATCTCATCCGTGAATCTGACTGGACTATGACCCCAGGTGCCACTGTAGACCAGGCCCAATGGACCGCTTATCGTCAGGTTTTGCGCGATCTTCCGCAAACTTATGAAAATGCCGAAGATGTTGTATGGCCGACCGTACCCTCTACGTCAGGTCCTAATACAATAGAAGAATAAATAGAATTAAATCATGCCATATATTGGTCACTCACCTGAAGTAGCTCAACGTCGCTATGAAGCCGTTGATGACATCAGTGGCAGTTTTAACGGATCTACTACTTCTTTTGCTCTTCAGGTTGGCGGCGTGACGCCAGCCCCTTTTCCCGTTGCTTCTGAGAATGTACTGATTTCTGTCGGTGGTGTAATCCAAGAACCTGATGGGGGCGGCACCAACGGTTTTCAACTTACTGGTACGAATATTGTTTTTAGTTCAGCCCCTGCTTCCGGACAATCATTCTTCGGTGTAATTCTTGCCGGGGCTGATTATGTCACAGCGGGACACGCATTCCCTGATGGTGATCTTGCATCGCCCTCAGTTACCTTCGCCTCTGACCTTGACACAGGCTTGTTCAGACCAGATTCTGGTGCTTTGGCTTTTGGTGGTAACGGGTCGGAATACGCAAGACTTGATGGCTCAGGGCGGTTGTTGGTTGGAAACCCTACTGCACGCACTAATGTAGTTGACGGGGATGGAGGGAATACTCTTACGCCACAGTTTCAATTTGAGACCGCCAACGATGACACAACCAAAGGATTAAGTGTAATTTTTGGGCGCAATAATTCAAACGGCGCAGAAATTGTTTTAGGTAAACACCGTAATGCGTCTGTTGGCGGTACTACTATTGTCAACGACGGCGATCAACTTGGAAGTCTGACGTTTTCTGGGTCGGACGGTACTAATTTTAGACCAGGCGCAACTATTGAGGCAAATGTAGACGCAACTCCTGGCTCTAGCGATATGCCAGGCCGCCTTGTGTTTAGCACCACAGCAGACGGTGCCGCCGTTCCGACGGAGCGCGTACGTATTGACAGCTCGGGGCGGTTGTTGATTAATACGACCAGTGCAATTACAACAGCTTCTGGTGCAAATCTTCAAATCCGAGCCACAAGTGAAGCCCCACAAATCATTCTTGGCAGAAACGACAGTACAGCTACAACCGGTGAAACCCTTGGGATTTTAAGTTGGTACGGAAATGACGGCGGTAGCTATCAAGAATGTGCCAGCATCCGTGGTGTGGTTGACGCTGACCACGCTCATGATGACAAGCCAACACGAATTAGCTTTTATGTTGCACGTGACAATTCAGGCAGCATAACCGAATCGTGGCGGCTAAGAAGCGACGGTGGCACTCAAAATTTCTCAACGTCAACTAACTATGATCTTTCGAATACCCGAGCTGCCGGCACTACATATGAGTTTTTCTATGCTCGCAACAACGCAGGGAGCTTGGGTGCTGGAACTCTTGCTTTCAGAGTAACCAACAACGGCAACGTAACTAACACTAATAACTCTTACGGGTCTCTCTCAGACCAAAGGCTAAAAGAAAATATTGTTGATGCCACTTCTCAGTGGGATGACATCAAAGGATTGCAGATCCGCAAATATAATTTCAGAGAAAACACTGGGTATGAAACGCACACTCAAATTGGACTAATTGCTCAGGAAGCTGAAAGCGTCTCCCCTGGGCTAATTGAAACGTCTGCTGTTAAAGAAGGTGAAACGGTTCTAGACGCAGATGGAAACCAACTGGAGTCCATCAAATCAATCAATTATTCTGTTCTTTACATGAAGGCTGTAAAAGCACTTCAAGAGGCACAGACCAGAATTGAGTCGCTTGAAACGCAGAACACTGCACAGCAGACCACAATCGGAGCACTGGAAACGCAGAACACTGCTCAGCAGACCACGATTGATGATCTGTTAGCTCGCGTTACCGCTCTGGAGGCCGCCTGATTAGGCCTTCAGACTTGTCTTAGTCAAAAGACTAACTCCTTTAGAATATAGTGATCAAGAGATAGTCAACATGTACATCGGCAGGGGTATAGCCCGTGGGCAAAACCGTGAGATCGATGACATCTCGGGTTCATTTAACGGCTCACTCGCAACATTCGATTTAGAGGTAAGCGGTATTGCAGTCGCACCGGCAAGCACCGCTCAGCTTACGGTATCTGTGGGTGGTGTCATCCAGAACCCAAGTGTCGATTACACGGTAGCAAACACTCAGATTACATTTACCACTCCACCTGCAAACGGTTTGAGTTTCTTTGCTGTTATGCAGGGAGACCAGGTAGATATCAATACACCTGCTGACGGTACGGTTACCGAAGCTAAGCTAGCGTCAAACTTTACTGGCGCCACAGGTGGTGCAGGTAACCACGTCTTTTTCTTGAATGAGAAAACAGTAGATACGGATTACACTATCCCTACGGACCGTCACGCACACAGCGCAGGTCCAATTACAATTAATTCAGGCAGGACGGTTACTGTTCCGTCATCTTCAAGTTGGGTGGTAATTTGAGGTAAATTATGGCAATTACTATTGACGGAACAGATGGTATCTCACCACTAAAAGCAAGCGGTCAAGTACAAACAACTACGGGCACTGCAGCGGCTCCAGCAGTAGCTTCTAGTTCAGATGCCGATAGCGGACTGTTCTTTGGTACGAATGAAGTAAACATTTCAACAGGAGGAACTCTTAGGGCCAAGGTTGACAGTTCTGGAAAACTCGATGTCGTGTCGGGAGACTTCCGGGTTACTGGAGGAGAGGGTATAAGCGCTGCTCTTTACTTAGTTGCAGACGAAGGCGACGACAACGGCGACAGCTGGCGCATCATCTCTAACCAAGATGCTAATGATCTGACAATCTCAAACAATGACAGCGGATCCTTTTCGGATTTGTTTACATTCACTAAAGCAGGTCATCTTGGTGTTGGCCATGGAAGTCCGCAGTTTGGTCTTACCCTTTCTCAAGAATCAGATGACTCAGGCAAGCTTGGGTGGGAAGACGGTGGTAATGACAAAAGGGCTTCTATAACCTGCAGTTCAAGTTCAGACGCACTTCAGTTCCACACCGGTACATCTGACGCCGAAAGAATGAGGATTGACAGTTCTGGTCGATTAATTATCGGCAAAACTGCCACTGCTTTTCAAACTGCAGGTGCGGTCTTTTTCCCACATGGTGAATTAAATATAACAAGGGATGGGGGAGTACCGGTTTTTATCAGAAGGAATAGCGATGATGGTCAATTAATTAATTTTAACCAAGACGGTACTTCAGAAGGAAATATCTCAGTTTCTGGCAGTACTGTCGCTATACAAGGTGCTCACCTTTCCCGTTGGTCACAACTTGCAGGTGGAGCGGCACGCACTGAAATCTTGCGTGGTTCTGTGTTGAGCAACCTCGATGAAATGTGCGAGTGGACTTATGCTGCTCAAGATGCAGTGCTCTACACCGAAGAGGATCAGCTGCCTGAGGGTGCCAGCGTTGGAGATGTAAAAACTCCTGCTGTTGAAGCTCACACAGAAGACAACGAACAGCTGAACCGTATGAAGGTCAGTGATGTCGAAGGTGATGTCAATGTGGCTGGTGTGTTCCAAGATTGGGACGACGATGATGACACCCACACCAATGATTTTAACTGCGCGATGACGGGTGACTTTGTGATCCGCATTGCTCAGGGCACAACCGTCGCACGCGGTGATCTGTTGATGTCTGCTGGTGATGGAACTGCAAAACCGCAGGATGATGACATTGTGCGGTCCAAGACGATCGCCAAGGTGACTAGCACCACTGTTAGCTGCACTTATGATGATGGTAGCTATTGCGTGCCGTGTGTTCTCATGGCTTGCTGAGGTTTAATCAATGACACTAAGACTTAACGGAAGCAGCTCAGGCTACACTGAGATCGATGCACCGGCTGCAGCTGGTAGTAATACATTCGTCCTGCCAACCAGCAACGGCAGTGCAGAGCAGTTTCTGAAGAACTCTGGGACGGCAGGCGAGCTGGAGTTTTCCAGCATGGTCGAAACGAGCACGGGCGTTGGTGTTGGCACATCGTCTCCCGCACATAAAGTTCACATTGCAGACGCCGGTGCGCCTGAATTGATTGTTGAAGACACTACAAATAACGTTAAAGCACTGCTTGGCGCTGACAACTCTGTTGGACGAGTAGGATCAAACTCTAATCACGGTTTTACGATTAGTACCAACGCCTCGGAGCGTATCAGAATCGAGTCTGATGGTGACATCATGTTCGGCAAAACTGCAATAGATTTAGCGACCGGAGGTTTTGAATATAGAAACAATACTGGCGACCAAAACGTTGCAATCACCACCACGAGGGCTAGTGGCGGGGAATGTTTGAACTTAAATAGGCAATCTGGAGACGGAAGTCTAATTTCCTTTTATCAGGCCAGCTCACTTGAAGGCAGCATTTCGGTTTCAGGCTCTACTGTTTCTTACAACGGTGGACACCTTTCGCGTTGGTCACAGCTTGCAGGTGGAGCGGCACGCACTGAAATCTTGCGTGGCTCTGTTCTGAGCAACCTTGATGAGATGTGCGAGTGGGCCTATCCAGCTCAGGACGCAGTGCTGTATGCAGAGGGAGATGAGCTCCCCGAAGGCGTCAGTGTTGGCGACGTAAAGACACCTGCTGTTGCAGCTGGAACAGAAGACAACGAACAGCTCAACCGCATGAAGGTTAGCGATGTTGAAGGTGATGTCAACGTCGCGGGTGTGTTTATGAGCTGGGACGACGATGATATTTATCCCAACGACTTCTACTGTGCGATGACGGGCGACTTCGTTATCCGCATTGCTCAGGGCACAACCGTCGCACGCGGTGATCTGTTGATGTCTGCTGGCGACGGGACGGCCAAACCACAGGGCGATGGTTTTGTTCAGGACAAGACCATTGCCAAGGTAACTAGCACCACGGTTTCGACGACTTACAGTGATGGCAGTTACTGCGTGCCGTGTGTTCTGATGGCTTGCTAAATAAAACAACTTATAATAAAACTAACGAGAGGTAACTGATGTCGACGCTGAAGGTAACGAATATCGAATCACCGACTGGCGGCGGTGTTAATGCCAAGATTGCGGATATTAACGGTGGTCAGCTGAGTAATCGCAACCTGATTCACAACGGTGCGATGAATGTGGCGCAGCGTGGTACAAGCGGAACCGCTAATGGTTTTAATTGCATCGACAGATTCGGCAGAGACGTAAATGGAGGCACTGGGACGTTTACTGATTCGCAGCAAACACTGTCGTCAGGGTCTCCTTATGACGAAGGTTTTAGAAAGTTTTACCGTACTGCTAGCTCTAGTGCATCAACAGCTGCCTCCGGCAGTTATTTACAGGTCCGCTATAAAGCGGAAGCACAGGACATCGCTAACAGCGGATGGGATTATACTGATTCTTCTTCCTTTGTGACGCTTTCCTTTTGGGTTAGAGCCTCGGTTACGCAAACTTATGGGATCGGCGTACAAACCCATGATGGCACTAGCTATGCGTATAACAAAAACTTTGCGCTGACTGCTGATACATGGACAAAAATTAAGCAAAAAATTCCTGGAAATTCAAATCTACAGTTTGATAATGATGCAAACAAAGGTCTTACTATAAAATTTTGGCCGCATCTTGGATCAACATATAATGGCGCAACTGATGACACATGGAATACACAGGCTAGCAATAATCTCGGATCAAATATTGGAACAAGTTGGTGGACTGCTTCAAGCGCAACATTTGATTTGACAGGCGTCCAGCTAGAAGTTGGCGACGTCGCCACAGCATTTGAGCACAGAAGCTACGCCGATGAGCTGCAACGTTGTTTGCGCTATACCTACGTTCTAGGCTCGCAGAACGTGACTGATAATTTTGAAAGATTTGATACGGGGATTTGTAGTTCATCGACAAAAACAAGGATATTCATAAAACATCCTGTTGTGATGCGGACAGCTCCTACAGTTTCAACACCAGATGCTAGTCAATTCCAAGTTAGCGATACTCTGAATGGTTATGATGCGTCTGCACTTTCAAGAATGTCAAGCGTTAATGGGCCGCTTCAAACTAGTATTGAGGTCACTCACGGATCAGGAACAACGGCAGGCAATCCCTATATATTTGAAAGAAACGACAGTACCTCTGGTCGTATCACTTTTGACGCCGAACTATGAACACTTATCGCCTAGTTAATCAAGACTTTTATGGTCAGACCGTCCAACATGTTGTTGGAACGGATGCCTCTGGTATTGATTATTGGATTCCTTCCAATCCAGACAATACAGACTATCAGCAGTACCTTGAGTGGGTCGCTGAAGGCAACACGCCTGACCGTGCTGAGCAATGATCCTAAAAATTTTAGTCACGATCACAACTATTCTTGCTTTGGCGCCAAACTTGCTGATCGGTTATCTTTACCTGAACAGGGATAAGATCATCGAGCAACAGAAAGAAGCTCTGATCAAAAGCATCAGTGGCCAACTGACAAATCAACTTGGCAAACAGACCGAAGCTCTGACCGGAAATATGGATTCTATGTTCACCGATAAGGTGAAGCCTGAAATGCAACGCCAACATCAAGGACAGCTTGATGCATTACCTAAGCAGACTGGACCCGCTATCCCGATGGGGTGATGCCTGATATACCTAACATAGGTATTAGTGGTATTCAGCCTGTAAAAATACACAGCTGGCTGATACAACCTCCTGTTGTAAACGCGATTGAGGTGCCAGTAACTGTCAACATCGGCACACCTGTAGTGCTTTTACCCGGATGTGTAACCAGTCATCCGTTATCAAATAAATCAAAAACAATTGCAGAGGATGACCCAAAGGGTGTAAAGACATATTGCGATGCGAATGCGCCAAGTTTTACACCACTCGATTACACACCAGAGGACTTAGTTTATACGACTGAGACACCACCTCCCACGTATGAATCAGAAGCTCCAGAGCTTCCAGCAACACCAGAGATACCTTCTGATTTGCCTCGAACAAGCCCACCCAGCTCTGAACAAAACGAGCAAACGCCTACCACGCCCAAACAAGACGAACCAGAGCCGGTACCTACGCAACCAGTCGAGGCAAAGGCGACGCTGACAGACTTTCTGCCGAGTCCTCAGCAAGTCACTACTACAGCTACTATTGCTGTTGTTGCGACCTCAGCGGCCCTCCTAGCAAAGCCGCTTGCCGACTTGCTTCTAAAGCTGGTGAAACCTGCTGTGAAGAAGGCGCAGAAGAAACTGTTTGGCGTGCTTGGGAAGAAGACGAAGGTTGAGTCGGTACGTGAGCGTGTTCTTGCTCAGCGTGATCGGAACCGGGCTCTTCTCCAGCTGAGAAGGTCTTTACAGAAATAGGATGCACATGTGGGGCAACGCTCTCATTAGGCATTCTGACCACAATGTCTGCACAAATCCGTGCAAAATTAGAACCCGGGCGGAACGTAATTCCAGCTTTTGCCAGCTCTCCGCAATTTTTAAGCCTGGCAATCTCGAAATCCAATCTCCGATTTGCCAATAGTTGTTCCTGAATTGCTATTTGAGCATCAGCTGCTTGCTTACATCTTCTTTGTAGTCCTTGGTCAAGCGGTATTGATAAGGTAGCTGACAAACCTCCGTTCCAACTAAAGTTATTTTTTTGCCCCGTTCTTATTGGTTTATAGTATAAAATTTTTCCAGGATTATCAAGAACTCCATCGTTATTTAGATCGCTTGTGTCATAAACAGGATCGTTATAGTAATCTTCAAACGGTTGCTGATGTGATCCAGTTCTTGTCATAAATGGCGTGACATTGAGCGTAGGACCTTGGCATTGTATTCCCGCGCCATATGTATTAGTTATATACGGACCTTGTAAAACCTGTATAGCTTGGTTTGTTACACTCCCACTACTATTTGCAATAGGGTTAGCAGTAGCACTAACGCCACCGACATCACCAGCCAGCGAAGGATTAGCAAATAAAGAAAGTACACCTACTGTGAGAAGATTGAGGTACTTTCCGTAACGCTTCTTATCTCGGTGGTTCTGTTTATAATCGTGTGGTTTGAAAGCCCCGGAGCTTGCAGTGTCTCCGTGAATTGAAATCCTTTCGTATTGTCGACAATCGCCCAGCTTGGCTTGTTGGCAGCATCGAGTGTGGTCCATGTGCTGGTGACGCCATTGATAGTATTGCTATTGCCTGAAGTGGTGGAGGGAGCAATACTGTTGCCTGTATTTCGTATATTAGTGCCAGTTACGGAATATTGGTAGCCTGTGTTGTAATCCATTGAATTTATGACCTCAGTGACTACAGAAGTCGTTTCTGTTTTCTGCGTCAAACTACCCTGTGTAAAGTTTGGTACAACAGGCACTGAGAATCCAGGTTGCATCAATCCATGAAGCAGCCCCAGGGTAAAACCCAATGCAATGCCTTCATGTAAGCGGTCCATCTATCGGACTGTAATTTCGCTGACGTGTTGTCCCGTGGCCGTAGTGCCTGCCCCACCCGCTGTCACAGTGACCGCCCCAGCAGAGGTGACAGTGCCCGCTAGGTCGCCAGATGTTCCCGCTGTGGTGCTAATCACGCTCGAAAAGTTAGGCACAGCGCCAACCGTCGGTGCTGATTGTGGAACTGCGTCACCTGCGGTGTAGGACTGACTGAAAGAGAAAGAACTTCCAGGAGTGTCCTGGGTCGCAGAGATAGTTCCAGGTGCATAAACACCTGAGGTGATTGTGCCGGCAGAAATGGTATTAGCAGTAGTGCCGTCTGTCGTATCGACTCCATTGCCGCTGATAGCGAAAGAGGATCCGATCCTCGTCGCGTTTGTAGCAGCAGCGTCTACAGTCAGCTGGACTGAGCTCTGCAGTTTATGTGTAATGTCAGCGTAAGCAGGTGCTCCCGCAAAAGCGATGATGACAAGCAGCCGCCACATAACAAATCCTCGTTCGTATATTGATCTTAGTAGAAGCACATTTAGCGTAAAATGTACACATGAAAGACGAAGACTCACAATTTTCTCTAAGAGATTTACTCGCAACGCTTGTCCCAGCTGGTGTTTTGTCTTGGGCGCTAGCGATGCTAACCGCAAGTTACATGGGCCATATCAAGATAGACGCTGCTTTTATTTCATCTTTGGTGACGTCAGTGTTGGCTGTGTACGGTATTAGTCGCAAAGAGGACGGTAAGAAATCCGAGAAAAAACCACCTATAGTTGAGCCGAAGGACAAGCCGCCTAGCCTCAAGTGAAATTTAAGAAAGTAGGTCGCTCGCTCGAACTACAGTCTTTAAAAGCCACAAATTTATATGCAAAGCCACAAGAGGCTGAAGGACGCGCACAGATACGCAAATCTTGGCGGTGTCTTAATTGCATGCTGCTAGAAGAGCTTGATGGATTTTCAAAAATAGATACAGGATTTGGAATTTGGTGGATAAGAAATGAGGATTGGTATTGCCCTGAAGACGAGCCGAAAGAGACAGCTTACGTAATAGACGGTGACCTGAGATACATCCCTGGTGTTCCGTACTTTCCTTGCACTGAATTCGATAAGGACAATGTAAGAAAATCACAGATAGCCACGATGGCAATGTGTTTGAGTGCCTTAGGTATTAGGAGTATAGAAACGTATGAGGATTATTTAGAGCTGTTATTAAAACAGGGAGATGGTACTTATAGGGCACACCATCGTGCAACTTTTGCCGCAAACGGTATTTCTGCATATTTTTGCAGCAGTATTGGCTCTTTCGAGATACAAGACTCTATCGACGACGGTTGTCCGGTTGCTTTTCAAGTTCCTTATAAGGGCTCACAAAGAAACCCATTTGGATTTAATTATCTGATCACCATCTACGGCTACAGTCCGACCCACTGGCTATGTCATGACCCCTGTGGGCGATTGGACATCGTTAACGGACTTTGGCATACGACAGTACCTGAAGCTGGTAAAGAGGTCTTCTACGACAGGACAGAGAGTCAGGACAGGTTTTTTAGAGGGGGTGATGCCAGTGGGGTAGGGTGGCTGAACTTCAGAGAAAATTAAGCTATAGTTGTTTCGAATCAAAAAAACCGATGAACGAAATCCTAAAAGACACTCAGCAGCAATTGCAGGCTCAGCAGCAAGAATTGACTGAAAGAATCAGAGCTACTGAAGAGTCTTTGATGCGAGACAAGGAACTTTATCTTAAAGTCACCGGTGCTTTGGAATGTGTTGGAATCATCGGCCAACGCCAGGAAGAAGCGCAGAGTGACGTTGGAGTCGTCGATCTAGAAGGTATTTGACATGTTGAATGAGTTGAATAAAGGCAGACATAAAGCGTTGTGCCTGATATCTGAGTATCTATATCCACCTCCTAGAGACCTAAGGCTTGATGCGATTATTCAGGATATTTCAGATGAAGACTTGAAGTGGGTCTCGGAGCGACTTCGCTTCTATATCCTTAAATTATTAGAAGAATCTGATTTTGATCCTGCTTCCGATGACCACGAGCGAATCGGCCTGACAGATTGATGGGAGCAGAGGGACTTGAACCCTCACAGCCAGTGGCCAACAGATTTTAAGTCTGGTGCGTCTACCTATTCCGCCATGCTCCCTCGAGCCGAGCCTAGCAAAAATACAAGTGTGTGCAGCCTAGAGTTTTGACAAGGCTGGAATACCAAAAGTGTTTCATTGCGAGCAAGATCTATTAGTCAATCTCATTG